AACTTCTAGGTGGTCTTGTAGCAAGTTTTACAGGAAACCCATTAATTGCTGCAGGAGCAAAAATACTTGGTGGTATTTTATCAAGTGATGATGATGAGGTAAAAAAGAAACCTGCTAAAGCTATAATTACTGATAAAAAAGAAAATATTAATCAAGGTAAAAGTGATAATAAAACTCAATATACGGCAAATACTATCCCTACAAAAATAGAAAAAATAGAATCTGATTCAGAAACTATTAAAGAGTTAGGTGAAGGTTCAGGAAGTTACAATCCAGTTACAAGGGCTATTGCAGAAACTCAAGAAAAAGGAATACCAGATGCATCAGGGAATATTGTTCCCTTTAACAAAGGAGGACTAATAAACAAACCAAAGCGTAACCCTAAGAAGCCTAGAGGAAAGGGCCTAGGCAATAGAAAGTAATTTGGCTACTCAACTTCGGTTGACCCCAAGAAAGGATCAAAAATGCCAGAATTAGATACAGTAGAACAACCAAAAAAAGTCTTAGTCAATAAAAAGAATAATGCCTATGACGAAAAAATAAAGAAAGAAGAAGAAGAACTCAAAGAGTTAATAGATGAGCAAAAAGGAGAAGTAGAAACTAAGGAAACTTCTAAGAAAGATAAGGAAGAAGTTGAACTTACGGATGAAGAAAAATCCTTTAAAACTCGCTATGGAGATGTAAGGAGACACCTAGCTGCTAAAGAAAAACAATACAATGCCAAAATTAAGGAGCTAGAAGAAAAGCTTGGTCAAACAGAAAAACTTGTACCACCAAAGTCTGATGAAGACCTACAGGCATGGGTAGATAAATACCCTGATGTAGCAGGAATGGTGGAGACAATAGCCGACAAACGTGCAAAACAAATGTTTGAGAGAGCCAACATACAACTAGAAGAACTCAACAAGGCAAAAGAAGAAGCGACAAGGAGTCAGGCAGAGAATGCAATTAGGGAAGCACATTCAGACTTTGATGACTTACGTGATTCCGATGAATTTCATAATTGGGTTGAAGAACAGCCTAAGTGGGTTCAGAACGCTCTGTACGAAAATACGGATGATGCTCCTTCAGTTGTACGTGTGTTGGATCTGTATAAGGTTGATAATGGACTTACGAAATCTGATCGTAAAAATAAAACAAAAGCTGCTGCCTCACTGGTAGACAAAGGATCTAAGGCAAGAGTAGATATTGATGAGTCCTCTTCAAAGATTAAAGAATCTGATGTACAGAAAATGTCGGACAGAGACTATGAGAAAAATGCAGAAATTATACATGAAGCCATTAAATCTGGAAAATTTGTGTATGATATCTCAGGAAATGCTAGATAAGTGTTGACAAAAAACATTTTATCAGTATAACTAACCCTTAGACACAAAGCCTCTGCTATAGACTACCTTTGTGTGTAAGTAATACAAAGACTAAACTAATAAAAGACTACCTATATAAGTAAAGACCCATAGGCTTTAAGACTTGCTATCTTATAGTTATATGCACTCTAGAAAGTATAGCCTCTTCTAAGATGTTTAGCTTTTCAGTAAGCCAAACAATCAGGAGGATTTTATTATGGCTTTTAAAACCGCAGCTGGCTATGGTAATCTGCCTAATGGTAACTTTTCACCAGTTATCTATTCTAAGCAGGTTCAATTAGCCTTACGGAAGAGTACTGTTGTAGGACAGATTACTAATTCCGACTATTTTGGCGAGATTGCCTCTATGGGTGATACCGTCAGAATTATTAAAGAGCCAGAGATCACCGTCAAAGAGTATGCTAGAGGAACACAAATAACTCCTCAAGACCTTGATGATGAGGATTTCTCGCTTGTAATTGACAAAGCAAACTACTATGCTTTTAAAGTTGATGACATTGAAGAAGCTCACTCGCATGTGAACTTTGGAAGTTTAGCATCAGATCGTGCAGCCTATCGTCTATCTGATCAGTATGATCAAGAAGTTCTTGGTTATCTATCAGGTTGGAAGCAGTCAAGCATTAGTTCTGTAGCAGGTACAGCTAATGACACTGTTTCAGGAACTAAGGCTGTATCAACTGCAGAATCTAATGAACTCTTAGATTCTATGCTTGTTGATGCTAATGACTTTAACAGTGGTACAGCAGGTAATTCTATTGTTGTTAAACCAAGAGCAGGTGGTGATTCGCTTAACACAACAACTGCTAATGCAACTCCTTTAGCTGTTATTGCAAGAATGTCAAGGAAACTTGACCAACAGTTTGTTCCTTCTTCGGAGCGTTGGTTGGTTGTAGATCCAGTTTTTGCAGAACTAATGAAAGATGAAGACTCAAGACTTTTTAATGCTGACTTTGGTGGATCAGGTCTACAAAATGGACTTATTCTAAACAACGTGCATGGCTTTAAAGTCTACATGTCTAACAATCTTCCTGCTAAAGGTAATGGTGCAACAGGAGCAACTGCTACAGGTTCTACCCATTTTGGTGTAATTTGTGCAGGTCATTCTTCTGCTGTAGCTACTGCAGAGCAGATTAATAAAACAGAAACTTACCGTGACCCTGACAGCTTTGCTGACATTGTTCGTGGTATGCATTTGTATGGCAGAAAGATTCTCAAACCAGAGGCACTTTCTAGAGCATACTATGTATCTGGAATATAGGGAGGGATTAGAAAATGGCTACTTATGATATGACATCTTCTGACACTACTGGTGTCTCTTCCAACTCTATCGCTGCCCTACCATCCAATACTGGAATGGCTAACATGCGTATGATCCAAGCTTATTTGGATATTGACGCACTTGTAGCTGAAGGGTATTCTGGAGCAGATGGTGATATCTTTCAATTACTTGAGATTCCTGCAGGTTGCCTAGTGCTTTTTGCAGGTGCTGAAGTAGAGAAAGCATTCACTGGAAGCTGTACTTTGGATATGGACTTTGCAGCAGGTGATGACATCATTGATGGTGCTGATATCACCTCAACAGGGTTCTGTGCTGAAGGGTCTAATGGACAGTCTAACGATGTAACAACAGGTGCAGCCTCTACGTTTACACAATTTGTATCAACTACTGATACGATTGATTGTAAAATTGCAGGTGCAGCTCCTGCTACAGGAAGACTAAGAGCCTATGCTTGCGTCATTGATTGTAATGATGTTGGTGCATCAGGCAAAGCTGATACGGTTGATAGAGACCAATTAGCTTAATAATACTAATTGAGGGGGCAGGGAGACTTGCCCTCTCTTTTAACATAAAGATTTTATAAAGGAAAAAGATATGGGTGTTACAACTGCAATGTGTACATCTTTTAAGGGTGAACTCTTAGGTGGTACGCACGATTTAGATACAAATACTATTAAGATAGCTCTTATTAAGTCTGGAGAATCTGGGACTTATGGCGCAGCTACTACAAATTACTCTAATGTTACAGGTAATTCAGATGAAGCATCAGGCACAAACTACTCAGCAGGTGGTAACACTTTAGCTAGTGCTGCAATTAGTACATCAGGAACAACAGCCCTATTAGACTTTGCTGATACCACATGGTCTAATGCTACTATCTCAGCTGCAGGTGCAGTTATTTATAATTCAAGCCAGAGCAATAAAGCAATAGCTGTTATTAGTTTTGGTGGAACAGTTGCATCTACAGCAGGTGATTTTACTGTCTCATTTCCTGCCGCAGACGCAAGTAATGCAATCGTTAGGATAGCCTAAAATGGCAACATATGGTGCAAATGACGCACTATATGGTACAGGTATATTTGGTACAGCAAGATACGGTAGAGTAACACCGATTATAGCTGTAACAGGTGTTGTAGGTACAAGTGCTGTAGGAACTGTCACACCTAAAGCAGAAGTCTTATTAACAGCTACAGGTGTTGTAGGTACAAGTGCTATAGGCACAATAGAAGTTCAACCTACTGAAGCATTAGTAAGTGTATCAGCTACAGGTTCTATAGGAACTGTTGAAGTACAACTAGATACTACACTTACAGGTGTTTCTTCAACAGGCTCTATAGGAACTACAGAGCAACAACTAGATACTGCACTTACAGGTGTTTCTTCAACAGGCTCTATAGGTACTACAGAACAACAACTAGATACCACACTTACAGGTGTTTCAGCGACAGGTTCTATAGGGGATGTAGAAGAACAACCTACAGAAGATCTTGAAAGTGTTTCAGCTACAGGTTCTATAGGTACTGTTGAAGTACAACTAGACACATCAATAAGTGGTGTAAGTTCTACTGGATCAATAGGCACTATTGAGGTACAACTAGATACATCAATAAGTGGTGTAAGTGCAACAGGTTCTATAGGTACTGTTGAAGTACAGTTAGATACTACACTAACAGGGGTTTCAGCTACAGGTTCTATAGGGGATGTTGAGGAACAACCCACAGAGGCACTGGACAGTGTATCAGCTACAGGTTCTATAGGAACTGTCACACCTAAAGCAGGGGTTTCATTAACAGCTACAGGTGTTTTTGCAACAGGTTCAATAGGAGAAGTAGAAGAACAGCCTACAGAAGATCTTGAAAGTGTTTCTGCAACATGTTCTATAGGCACTGCTACAGTAACAGCATCTGCAACATTAATGGGTGCGTATAATCCAGATATAACACCTATTTTATTTTCTAAGGTGGCTCTTGCAACGGCATCAATAACATCAGCAGATACAAGAATAGCTGAAGTAGAAGGAGCATCGCTTGCAGCACAGAATGTAGCATCCTCTAGAGTTGTTGCAGAAGTCTTAGAAGCCACTGGATCAAGTGGTGTTACAAACCAAACATTAGCTCTTACTGGTGGAGATCAAGTAGAAGGAAGTATTCAAGGAGCAGTAGGTACTGGAACTATGGGAGCATTAGGTACAAGTGCAACAGTGTTTGACTTTGAAGCTGTTAAAGCTCTGTATAGTAGAAGACGCACAATTTTAGTTCCGAAAGCAGCTTAATATGTCAACGTCAGCAGCAGAAAGAACGGTTTTAGTGGGGGCTGAAAATAGGGCAATCTTTATACCTAGAGGAACAACTGCATCTGACCGTACTGTTTTAGTACAAAAAATGAATAGGGTTGTTTTTGTAGAAAGACAATCAACAGCATCAGAAAGAACTGTATATGCAAGTGAGGATTAGAAATGAGTTTTAGATGGCCTAATAAAGATCCAGACGAAACACTAGACTACAGCGTAGATTGGTCAAGATTTTTAGGGTCTGCTACTATTTCGGCTGTTGTGTGGGCAGTAAAGTCAACAAGTTACACAACACAAACAACTTTAACTGCAGGACAGACTTTAACTACGGCCTCAAGTTCTGCTGTAACTGACTCAATTCAGAACGTGTCTCAAACAAATACTCCAAGTGGATCTGCTACTGTCGCAACTATTAACATAGCAGGTGGTACAGCCAATGAAGAATATACATTCTTTTGTACTATTACAGATTCTACAGGAAGTACAGCGCAAAGAAGTGTCAAATTAAGAGTTAGGGAAAGATAGTATGGCTTATGATTTTCTAGGTTTAACAAATGACGTTAATAGAAGACTTAATGAGGTTGAGCTAACATCTTCTAACTTCTCTTCTGCTACTGGTGCTTATAGTGCTATTAAAGACAGCATTAACTCTTCTATTCGGTACATTAATCAACATGAACAACAATGGCCTTTTAATCATGTTGAACAAGAAGATACACTTACAGCAGGTGAAGTAAGGTATGGGTATCCTTCAGATGCTAAAACTGTGGATTTTAATAGCTTTCGTATTAAAAGAAATAGTACATTTGGTAATGAAACTAAGAAATTAACTCTTTTATCTTACGAAGAGTACTTGACAAAGTTTGTTGATTACGAGTATAATACGTCTAATACAGGAATCAGAGATCTACCAACTTACGTTTTTCGTGCGCCTAATCAAGAGTATGGTGTTGTTTCTCCCCCTAATAAAGCTTATGAATTAGTTTATGAATACTACAGGCTTCCTGTAGATCTTGTTAGTGCAACAGATGTTCCTGCTTTACCTGAACAATTTAGACATGTTATTGTTGATGGTTCTATGTACTACGCCTACTTGTTTAGGGGTAATGCCCAAGATGCTCAAATACTGCAAGGTAAATTTCAGGAGGGTATTAAGAATATGCGAAGTCTCTATATCAATAGATACAATTATCTACGGTCTACTATGATTACGCAAAATGAAACGTATACACCTGTATTAAGAGTAAACTAATATGCCTACAACTTGGAATACATACCCTATTGAGTTTAAGGGTGGATTAATTACAAATATGAGTCCCCTGCAACAAGGTATTAATGCTCCGGGTTCTGCAAGACTTTTAAAAAACTTTGAGCCATCTATTGAAGGTGGTTATAGACGCATACTAGGGTACACTAAGTTTGATTCTAACATTGTACCACCATACGGTAATCCAGTAGTTCATGGAGCATCTCAAACAGGTACAACATTAATTATAGCTGCTATTCATAAAACACCAGAGGCAGGTGATACTTTAACAATAGCAGGTGTTACAGGCACATATACAATAGCAGCAAGTGGTGTATCTTTTGATGATACAAACAATAGAGCTACTTTAACACTAACAGGCTCACTTGCTTCTAGTCCTGCTAATGGTGCATTAGTTACATTCGCAACTACAACAACAAACCATCTTATTAATGGTATAACAAGTTGGGAAGACAAAGCTATTGTATCTCGTAACAATGATATTTTTAAGAGTACAGGATCTGGTTTCACCAAGATAAATAAACCTAGCTACGGCACAGTATTAGTTAATGGTGGAAGTCAGAGTGGTGGAACACTAGCTGTTGATGGATTAACTGCAGCTCCTCAAGCAGGAGATGTATTTACTATAGCAAGTATTGATAAAGTATATACAGTTACAGCAGATGCTACTGTAAGTTCAGGTGGATCTACATTATCCATAAATCCAAATTTAGCTAGTTCTCCTGCAGACGATGCTGCTATTACTTTTATAAGTACGGCTAGAGAAGGTGCAACAAAGATAAGATTTGCCTCGTATAACTTTAGTGGTACATTAAAAATAGTAATGGTAGATGGAGCTAGTTACCCTGCTATTTATGATGACAGCACTTTTACGGTTCTTAATGATGGACCTACAGATATTCTTTCTGCTAAGTATGTTATTAACTTTAAGAACCAATTAATATTTTCTAAAGGCAGTACAATAACTTTTACTGCACCCTATACTGATACGGATTTTACTGTAGCAAATGGTTCTGGATCAATCAATGTAGGAGCTACAATTACTGGCCTAGCTGTATTTAGAGAACAACTAATTATTTTTACGGAAAGAAGTATTTTTAGGTTAGTTGGTAATACTATTTCTGATTTTCAACTACAACCTATAACAAGGGATATTGGTTGTTTAGAGG